TACTCATGCGATTACTAAAACACTCCCTGATGCAATAGTTAATGTGCCACTCACAGTAATTGGCCCAGCGACTATTGCGTTCTTGTTAGAACTCACAGTGATATCTGTGAATGTCTGATTGTTGATTGTATAAAATGATGATGCCAACTTAGCAGTGGTAATAGTAGCATCACTGGGTACACCAATATTTAATGTGTCACCTAAGACTACACCACTAAAACTATCAGATGATAAGGGTGCGGAAGTGAATGTAATCGTACTACCGCTTATAGTGTATGCGTCATTAGGATATTGAACTACCCCTGAAATAGAAATAATACAAGATTGTTCATTAGTAGGTACTACATTGACTCCACCTGATTGAAGGGTGAACGAAGTAGTAGAACCATTAAAGCTCCCTGATATCGTATCTAGGAGAATGTGGTTTCCTGTTACTGGATTTCTTCCGATATAAGCCATTAGATACCAAAAGCCTCCTTAATTTCTTCAGTTGTTAAACCTAGTGCTTCTAATTTTGTTTTAGCAGATTGTTTTCTATTTTCTTTATCAATGATTGCTTGGTCATAGTCAGCTTGTAATTGTGCTAGTCCGTCAATACATTCTTGTTCTGTGGGTTTTGTTTTTGAACTATCGTGAACAACAAGATTTGCATAAATTTTATGTCCGTCACCACCATTATAATTATTAAATCCAAACCATTGTCCTTCATGTAAATTGCATAAATAATCTTCAATATGATTTGGTCTGCCGTTTGTATCCATTATTGACTATCCCCTAATCTTAAAAAAATAAATCTAGTACCTGCGGTATCACTACCATTAACTGTAATGTTACCTGCCATTTCAGTACCGAATTTTATTTTGTGTGTAGATGTATCAGTTACATTAAAAAGTAAATGATTATATGTAGAACAATATTCATTAGTGCCTGATGATGATGAATATCCTGATGACCTTGTATTGTAAGTTGAATTGTTTGTTGTTGCAAATATTCTTACAGAGGCAAAAGCTGCTGCTCCGTTATTTGTTAGCATAGCTGCCACAACTGAAATATGATATAATCCTGTTGAAGGAAATGTAAATACACCACTACTTAATGTCATACCTGTACCTATTTGAGTAAATCCGTCTGCGGTTGGTCTTGATAAATTTGAAGTTATAAAATTTACTCCACTACTTGCTACATAGCTTGAAGATAAAATAAACATATCTGCTTCGGTAATACCACCAGCACCACTCACAGTACCAGTAAACGCATAGGTATCTGCAAGGTTCATACTCTCTGCTTGTATTTTAGATAATGCCATTAGATACCAAAAGCCTCCTTAATTTCATCTACTGTTAATCCTAAGTCTTGGAGTTTTTGTTTAGCAGATGCTCTCTTTGTTTTTCTATCTTCTTGTTTGTCTATAAATGCTTGTGTTTCTGCTTTTACTTCATCACTATAATCAAATGTACCATCAGCTTGTTTAATCATATCTGCAAACACATTATCATTTACTTCTTCCCACCCATTTATTGGCTGATAAGATATTACTTTAACTATATTATTTTCTATTAAGGCGTATTTCATTTTATGCTACCTTCCATATTTGAACATCTGCAAAAACTTCTATAACACCAAAAGAAGAGGCAACACCAAAAGAACCAGCTACTTCGCATCTGTGTTGAAGTTCAAAACTTTTTGTACCACCTATTGTAAATCTGCCATTCAAATAACTATTAGTTGTTCCATTAGTAGTATCTTCAGCATATTCACTTGAACCTATTATTTCATCTGAGCTATCAGTAATATTTCTTAATTTCATTTTATGTCTATCTCCATCAAAGTGATTTGCTTTTGCCATAATATAATATGTTCCACTTGGTAAAGTAATTTGATTTGATGACAAACTCGCACTAGTTATTTCGTTTGTTTTAATTGTGTTTAATGTTCTTGTTTGCCAAGAACCAGGAGTGCTTGTGCCACCACCAGTTCCATTAGATTTTTCATCTCTAACATGAAATAATTGACTATCAAATCCTGTACTAGCACTACCACCTAAAGAAACAGCAGAACCATTTAAAGTAATAGATGAGTTAGCAAGTTTAGCATTAGCAATACTTCCCGCTAACATATCGTTAGTAACAGAACCACTAGCTGGGGATTGTGTACCCACTGCTCTGCCTTGATAAATACAATACATACTATCACTAGCAGTAATAGCAGAGGCTAGGGTAAGAGTAGTTCCAGAAATGGTATAGGCTTCAGTAGGCTCTTGTCTTACATTATTGAGGAATAGTTCAATGTCATTAACACTTGATACTTCTCTGTCTAAAGAATAGGTATCTGTGGCACTCGTAGTAAATACCTGTTTCTCTAAGGTGAGAAATTTATCACCTGGTGTATTTCCAATATAACTCATTTTATTCCTTATGTACTAATGTCGTCAACAGTTGAAACCCATACATCTAATGATGATGCTGTGTCAGATACTACTTTTAGTGCATCTCCACTAGCAACCACATATTTCGCACCACCATCAATTACCTGTAATTGTGATCCTTGAGGGATTGGTGCATCTTTAACTAAGTAGATGTCATTTGCTCCATCATTGATATATACAGATACATTAACAGCAGAGGCCGAAACATTGGCTACGGAAATTCCAATAATAGTATCGTAAGAATCCGCTGTAAATAGAGTTGCAGCAGAAGTTCCTACATCATTAGAGGTGTATCTTCTAAAGTTTTGTGCCATATTCGTCTCCTATTATATCATAACGCAATTGCCATCGCTATTGCGAAGCCATTACCCGCTTTATTGTCAATTTGTGTTTGGACAGAAGATGTCACACCATTGAGGTAACTTAATTCTGTATTATCCACATCTCCATTACCAATCTTTGTAGCAGCAATCGTATTGATCGCTAAGTTAATTGTTCCACTAGTGGTGATTGGTGAACCTGTTACTGTAAATTCAGATGATCCAGCATCTGCAACTGCGACTTGAGTGACAGTACCGCCAGAGCTAGGGAATACTTGTGTAAATGTAATATCACTAGTTTCTAGAACAGCGTTACTATCTGTAGTGCATAAGAATAAATCGTCAGCATGGGTTGAACCTTCTTGGACAACAACAATCTGTCCAGCTAATTCTGCTATTGCATCATAGTCTGAATTTCTTGTAGCAGTGCCACTAGCCACTACATCATAGATACCATTCTCACTAGCATCTGATTGGTTTTTAACTAATACTTTATTTCCTGTAACAAGAGTAATACCATCTAAAGTATCACCATTTTGTAGATCAGCAGTTAGGTCAATATTAGCTGTAGTAGCAACTCTTGTAATAATTCTTGTCTTGAGTCCAGTAATTAAGTTATCTACATAGGTTTTAGTGGCAGCATCAGAACCTGCACTAGGTGAACCTAATCCTGTAATAGAACCACCTGTAACTGCTACGTTATTAGCATTTTGTGTAGCAATCGTTCCTAAACCTAAATTACTTCTAGCAGTAGAAGCATTAGTTAAATCACTTAGGTTACTGGCTTTGACTAACTTAGCATCTAATTGTGTTTGAATATTAGAACTAACATTGTTTAGATAACCGAACTCTGTATTAGAAATAGATCCATCGTGAATCTTAGTAGCATCAATACTACCCGCTAATTGACCATTAGTAATAGTACCAGAAAGAGAAGAAGTAGGATATCCTGTAGCATCAGCTAGGTTAAATGCGGGTGTAGCATCTGTTCCCCCTAGAGATAAAGTTACTCCACCATAAGAAACAGTAGAATTAGTTAAAGCACTATTAGGAAGATTAGATACTGTATTAGAAGCACCACTAATTGTTTTGTTAGTTAATGTTTGTGTACCAGAGTTAGTTGTAACTGTAGAATCAATCGCAACTGTTAATGTGTTTGTTGCAGCGGAAGTATCAATACCTGTACCACCTGTAACAGTAAGTGTTTCACTGTCTAGATCAATAGCAATCGTACCTGTATCGGCAGCTAGGTCTAAATCTTCTTGTGTTAATTTGTTGTCAATATAAGCCTTAATAGATTGCTGAGAGGCAACCGCAGTCGCACTGTTAGAGGCCATATCATCTTCGTCTTTAAAAGCAGTACCAGATAAAGATGTATTAAGGACAGGACTAGTTAATGTTTTATTAGTTAAGGTTTCAGTGCCAGTTAATGTTGCAAAGTCAGCATCTGTCATTGCAGTATTAAACTGTGCCTTAGTACCTGTGATTGTGTTACTGCCTAATGAGATAGACTTATTAGACATAGTGACAGTACCAGATGTTACAAAGGCTTTAGTAGATTGTTGTGAAGGTGGTAAGATAGCAGAGTCAGTAGCCATTGAATCTTCATCAATAACGGGAGTTGCTGGGTTACTATAAGTAGAACCTACATAAACATCAACTGTGGTATCACCACTGTCAATACTCCCACTATCAAAAGTAAATGTTAAAGTTGTATTAGGAGAAGAATAAGAAGAAGTAGCAATTTTTCCATAGATTGTACCAGTGTTAGAACCAACAACTTTAACTCTACGACCTACATGATGAGAAGAAGTAATATCGGAGGCAATCGTAACCGAAGTAGCAGAGGCATAAGAGAATGTAGTAGTGCCATCACTATCACCTAAAATAAACCATTCTTTATCGTTAAATCCGTCTCTAATGTCTTTAACAATCTCACGCATGGAGTTGTTAACTGCACTAGGACTCATCCCTTCTGCCAACGAACTACTATTAACAGATGTGTTATTAGCAGCAGTTGTACTATAATCTTTTATTGCCATTTATTTTATTTCTCTCCTTTTTATTTTCCTTGACTCATTTCAAAAACAGGAATGTTTACGTTTAGTGGTTCTTCTTTATCTTCTATTAAATAATCTGCTCTTGAACCAATTAATGCTTCTCCAAAAAGCACTTTTTCTATTTTTTCTTTTTTAATCTGTTTGCCTAAATCTTTAATCATTTGAAAACCATTATCTGAAAGTAATATTTGACTTAATAACTTCATGTTCTCTTTTTGTGTTTTATATGTGAAGTAGGCATCAATTCTATTTAGAGGTTTTGTAATTTCTAATACCTTTAATAAATTAGAAAAAGTATTTTCGCCTAACTCAACCAATCTTTGACCTCTAGCACTAGTTGCTGAACCGGGTGCTGGTTGATATTCCATTTTTTCAAATATCTTAATAAGGTTGTTCCAACCTCTTCTAATATTTGTTGGATCAATTCCTCTTGACTTAGCAGACTCTTCTAAGATTGTTAAAATATTATCTTTACTTTTAGGATCTGCAAACAATTTACCCCATAAAGAATAACCAGGATTTTTTGATTTATAAATAGAACTATCTACCATTGATTCTAATAAATAACCTGCCATTTTAGGAAAAGCATTTTTATCTACTTTATTTAATTCATTAACTATATTTTTAATATCCCCCGGTCTTACTAAATCTTTATTAAATATTAAATTATTAATTTTTTGTAATGTTACTTTTTTTGTAACTTCATCTAATGTTTCTGTTAAAGGATCTATAATTTCAACAGATATTTTTTTATATGTTTCTCTTGCACTTTTGTATGCTGGACTTGCTGCTTCAGCTATGCTAATTAAATCTTCTTTTATTTTAGATAGTTCACTACCAGCGGTTTTTCTGCCTTCTTTTTTAAACAAGCTATCAATACTATCTTGTGTCTGTCTAATTAATGAATCTATTTGATTAACAGATATATTTTTACCTTTAATTTTTTTAACTATATTTTTTAATTCAGGTTTTAAAAAAGAATCTGCCATAGGATCTTTAATCATTTTTTCTAAAGAAGTAACATAATCAGAAAATATATCTTTATTTAAGATTTCTTTTGTTGCGTCTTTATAATTGGCACTTTCTAATCTAGTTTTCTTAGCTTTATTAATAGCACTTTCAACAGCATCACTAATAGTTGCAATAACTGTTTTTGGTGTATCTACAGTACCTAGTATATCTTCTAACTCTTTAACAAAATTTGGTGGTAGATCTTTTTGTCTTTTTTGTAAAAACTCAGACAAGTCTTTACCCCATTTAGATACTAATACATCAGAGGATAATTGTTGAAAAGGCAGCCCACCAATAGCTTCACCTGTTGTTAAAGGGAAACCTTGAGCTTTACTAGATTCTAACAAGTCTATAGCCTCTTGCATCCTTTTTTCGTCTGGTAATGCCTCATCAACCATTTCTGAAATTTTACCTTTACCTGCTTTTGGTATGCCAACTAAGTAAGTTAAGAACCCAGCTATATCTCCATATCCTTCACTAGCTAATTGTGTTAAAATCTCATCAGCAGTTCCAGCGGTTCCACTAATAGCTAGGTTAAATAATTTAGAACCACTCCCTGGTAAATATTCGGTAATGGTTTGTGCATATTGACCTTGTATTGATTTTGGATCGTAATCGTAATACTTTTCAAACTCCTTCATTATATCAGCATAAGTTGGTAGAGGGTTAACTACTATATCTGTTTCTTTAGCTATGCCTTTTTTAACTTGATAGTCTTTGACATAATTACCTGCAATCTCTGTAATTAAACCGGGGAGACCAGCTATACCAGCATACCCCATCGCTAGACCTTTAGGTATTGATTTTCCTATATCTTTAGCAGTATCAAAGAAACCTAAATCTTCATATACTTTTTTTTCTTTAGGTGGTGGTGTTTTTGTAGTCTCACCTTTAATTTTAAAAACACTATCTGTATATACATTATTTGTGGCAGTAGGTTGTTGATTAACAATAGGCATTTCATCTTTAACAGGTATAAATGATTCAGCAGAAATAGTCTTATCATTTTGTTTAATAGGTACTTCTTCTTTTTGAGAAGTCTTTGTTTTTTTAAATTGAAAAAATTCACCCATTATTATTTTGGCTCCAAAAAGTTTTCTAAATTAACACCAAAATATCTTGATGTTTCTTCAATAGCAAATTTCATAATTTTTTGAGGATCTTCGCTTGGATAATCTTTTATTAATTTTTTATAATTATTCTCTGCTGTTTCAATAATGATTTCTTGAATACTACCTACTTTTTCTGAGTAAGGATCATTAACATTTAATGTTACGATATCAGATAAATTCTTTTGATTTGGTATTGTCTTACCATCTGCATCAACAGCATAAGGATTATTTGAGTCAATTCCTTGTGCTGTAAACATTTCTTGATTTTTGAGAAAGAAATTTGTTCTGGCAATAGACAATGTGTTGTTTAATGTTAAGTTGTTTAATTTTGATTCAAACTGAGTAGGTGAATCATCTAAGTTTGGATAACCTTGTTTTAATCTTTGTGCCTCTGCTTCAGACATTTGAGCACCAGTAATATCTTTAATGTATTTATTTAAACCTTCTGCAGCGTCTTGTGTAAATGCAGAATAATCTTTTAAAAATTGCGCTTCTTCTAAAGACAGAGATCCAGCGTTTAATTTATCTTTTAAACTTAAAGCATAAGCACTAAGTTTACCACCATAGGTTAAGTAAGAAGGATCAAATTTTTCATATAAACCAAATAACTTATCACCTTGTTCTAAAGATTGAGATAATTTTGTTTGGAAGTCTTGTACTACTTTTTTCTCTACTATGTTATCAGACACTCCACTTTCTTTTGAAGGATCTTCCCATAAACTTGTTACTTTAAAAGTACCATCAGAATTTTGAGTGATTGCAAAATTTTGTTTATATTCTGGTTTTTGATATGGTACATATAAAGGGTTACCTGATTGATCTGTCAACCCCTCTTCTCCCTTTTTAACAAATATTGGAGTAGATGGATCACTAACAGATGCAACTGTTACATAACTAGATGGTTCTGCTTCAAATATATCTTTAACTGTAGATAGTGTAGTTAATCTTTCTAAATTCTTTTTACTTTGTGCTGTTTCATAATCTTGGACACCACCACCTGCACCAGTAATAGCTCCTGTTATAGCTTGACCAAAAGTAGTAGGAACAGTTGTGTACCCGGTATAGGGTGCTATTCCTTTCATCCCCCCCAGCAATCCAGCTTGTAATGCTGTTTGAGGTTGTCCTAATAATCCAGCGCTTGAAGGTTTATTTAAATTTTGTAGGGCTGTCATAGCCTCTTGTTGCATCATTAAGTCTAAGATACTTGCCATTATAATAAACTCAATAAGCCTCCAATACCTGCAGCACCTAAAGTACCACCTGTACTTAATCCAGCTAAATTACCTAAATAACCACCACCCATTGCACCACTTAATAAGTTAGCACCTAAGTTTCTATAGATAGGTTGTGCTGATACTGTTTGTTGAGAAGTTGGAGCACCAATCGATGCTAAATATTCTCTTAGTTTAGTGTAAGGTTTTTGTTGTTCAAATTGGAATCTTTGCATTGCATCAGCTAATTGAGCTTCGGACATTGCTTCTCTTTGTTGACCTACTTGTGCTAGTTGACCAATATCTGCATAATCTAACGCAGCTAATTGAGGAGCCATTTGAGCAGCTTGTAATTGTCTTGCACGTTCTTGTTGATATGCACCACCATAAATCTGTGATGCTAGATCACCCATTCTTCTACCCGCAGTTTCTGCCATTGCAGCAGAACCATAACGACCACCTTTAGCAAACATAGAACCTAGTTGACTTTGTACATCACCTGCGGCTCTTTGAAATGCTTGTTGTAAATAAGGATTGGTTGATGGATCTAAGTATTGACCAGATAATATGTTTTGAATTTCTTGTTGTGATGAACCTAATAATGGACTACCTGCCAATGCTCTTTGTTCTTGCAGACGTAATGCAGCTTCTGTTTGACCAGAAAAAGGCACATAAGTAGCTTGAGGAAAGTATTGCGGTACATCAGATTGATATAACTGTTGTGCTTGTCCTAGAGCTTCTTGATAATATGGTTTTACAAATTCAGAAGGCTCTGCTGTTACTGTACTTGATTGTGTTGTGGGTGTTGATCCTTTACTCATGTTAGTTCCTTTACAAAATATACGGCTTGAGGTTCATAATCTCTCAAAACTTTTGTCCATCCTTTCCTTCCAACAATTTCTAATCGTTGGCATTTATTCTTTTTAGCCCAGTTCTCTACTTTCTCTGTTAGTAGAGTTAGCCATGATTCCATATTTGAACCACCAGCTAGAACCCATCGCATTACCCTCATTTGAGGATAGTCGCATACTTCTGTAACAAAGGAGGCTTCTATACCATCGTTCCAACTAATCCATAGTTGCATACGATTTTCCTTTATATACGTAAGTATATCATAACTAGAGTATGATCCATCGAGGGCTTTCTCTAGTTGGGCTTTAACTTGAGGCCAAATAAACTCTAAATCTTCTACAGGTACTTGTGTTACTACCCTACCCAATGACGACATATCGGTATTGTAAATCGTCTCCGTGAGGATGAGCACGATGCCCTATAGTAAACTGTTGTTCCCCTACATTACTTAAATAAGCATAATGGTTTTCATCTGCTGCATGTTCAGTTAGAGGAACCCATAAAATAACACTATTAACACCAACCCTAGCATCAGTAATAGTGGTACTAGTTGTTGTATAATCTAAACTAAATTCACCAGTAGAATTTAACTTTCCATCAATAGTATTGTTTAAGGCACTAGAAATTAATCGTAAATGTTGTGCTTGATCTGGAATAGAAAGAGGTACTCTTAAAAATTGGTTAAGTGCCATTATCTTTTACCTTCTGGTTTAGCTTCAATATCTACACCACTAAGTGTATCAAAGTTACCATCTACAGAGACTCTTAGTCGATGATAACGACTATTTGATCTTAAAGGACAATCTCCACTACTAGTAATAGTAACAGCAGTTCCTTGTGTTGCTGTATCAGCTTGAGATGCTCTAGTAAAAGGAGTTACTGTAATTGTAGTTGATTCTCCATTTGCATCTACAATAGGTCGTGCATTAACTAAAGTAGATCTTCTACCTTGTACACCTTCAAACTCTGTAGTGTCCACAGTGGCAGCTAAACTACCGCCTAAGAACTTACCAAACTTATTATCACCATTAAAACCAGCAAGACCAATAATACCTTCACCATAAAAGTAAGAGTCTAGTGATCTAGGTAATCCATCTAGGTCTCCTAACACATCTAATGATTCTAATGTATTAAATGCTTCTTGAGATGCAGAACTGATATATTGTAAACTTTGGCTAGAACCTGTTGACCATTTGTCCACAGCATAATTGTATATTAAAAATTTATTATTGATAGTACCTGCACCTGTAGCACCACTACCACGATAAGACCAAATAACAATCGAGTTGTTTGGATCAACAGCAGAAGTAATACCTTCAAAGTTAGAAGTAATATCATTAAAGAAAAATTCATTAACTCGACCAGCACCAATAGGTGTTAATTGTTGACCACCTGTTAGTTTGTAGAATCCATCTTGGGCAAGGAAGAAAATATTATTAGCAAAAGATGCTACAGATTTAGGTGCAAAAGCACCAATGTTATCTGCAATCTTATTGAATGTAAAAATTAAAGGAGTACCTACGTATTCCATACGATAGATAGCTCTTTCCATAAAGATCGTACCAAAGGATTCACCTCCTACTACGGATTGGACAGAACCATGTGACCCCACAATATCTTGATAACCAGATTGTGTTGTTTGACTAGGTGTCCAATCTGTAGAATCATTTAACGCAGACCATTTTACTCGTTGATTATAAGTAGTAGAACTTTCGTTTGTATAACCTAAAACAACAAAGTCTCTAATGACTGCTAAATATTTTCCTTTAAGGGCAACTAGATCAGCAAAAACTGTATCTACACCTTCATCAAACTTCTGTAAATTATCTGCATAGTTTGCTGCAATAATCTTGTTACCAAATTGAGTAAATGTCCAAAAGTCTTTAGAACCTTCTGTTGTAGAATTAGTATATCCACCAGCTTTTGATACATTTTGGAAATCACCATTATTATCCATTTGATATAACTTAGTTGTATCACCTGAATAGTTAGTAGATCCACTTGCACCAAAAGAAGTAAATAAACCTAATGGTTGATTACTTAGAGCAGTATCACTTAAAGCAACAAAAGAAGGAAATGATTTATATCCTTTTGCTAAAGGAATAACATTATCTATCTTTAACGAACCAGGATTTTGATATCTTGGTAGGTCTGCTTGTAAGTTTCCAAATTCTATCATGGGGTTGAAGTATCGGTACTCATTGAAAATGCAGTACGACCAGCATACCTTCCTTTTTCATCATCTTGATTAGCTGTACTGATAGCTTCGTTATAAAGAGTTAACCATGTGACTAATCTTTCATCATTCATAATGTATGGTTGTGACTCTACTAATGATCCATATAAATATATTTGTGGATAATTAGTTAGTAGAAAATTAGTAGTATTAGAATCAGATAAAGCTGGTATCTTTTGGAAGTATGTTAATTTTACTGTGTGAGTAGAATCTGGGATAGGAGCAAGTTTTATTGTGTCACCAATAATTGTATAAAGTTTAGGAGTACCTGTAGAATCTCCTAAATTATTTAATTCAATCTCTGTAGGATTAACATAATCTAAAACAACATTAGGATTGCCGTCAACATATAACTGTACTGTTTCTAAGAAATCAGTAGGTAATGTTAGTGTAGCCGTACCACTAACACAAGTTAGTGTAGTAGTAGTTTGCATTTTTCTTAATCGTAATACTCTATTTAATTTAGATTCTGCTAAAGTAATAAAGTCTGGAATAACGGATGTTAAATCAGAACGATTAAGATAATTAGCTATACTTGTTTTAAGTTGACTGAATGTTGTTAATGCCATTAGATTCTCTTATTTGTTACCTTTAAATATTTATTGTCTGGATCATTTAAGAATCTAGCAAAAGCTACTCTATCTTGTACTTTGCCAGTCTTAGAAATAATCCCTTGTCTTTGCATATTATAAAAAACTGTTAAAGGAATACTTGCTACATATTTAAAGTCTCTATGTTTGTTAATATCTTCTTTTTGTAGTTCTTTATTTCTATCAATAATGGGTTTAGCATCAATGACATCTTCGATATAATATTTATCCGCACCTTCATCTATATAGAAGTTGGTTTGAATAGGATCATTAGCATCGGATAGTTTTAATTTTTTAGCCATTGATTGCTTTGTTAATCATATCTTGGATAGGATCTTTTTGGTTTCCTTTAGTTGTCATCATCTTATTAGCACCAGGTGTATTTCTTTTGCTAATCTTAGCTTTACCGCCAGAATGAGGGCCATCTTGCATTACAGCAGATTTCTTAGAACCTTTTTTGTAAGATGCACCTTTATCAAATACTTTCATTTATTGCTCCTTTGTTCATTAGTAGGGTGGGGGAAAATCCCCCTACCCTTGATTATACTATATCACTTATGAAGTTGTACAGTCAGCTACAAGTCCAGAAGAGTCAGCGTTTCTAGCAACAAGAGTGTACTCAGCTAAGAGTAGTCTCTTATCGTTATCACCAGAAGATGCTAAATCTTTAGTTTGGAATGGGCGTAAGAACGCACATTCGAACATGTCAGATTGGATAACAAACGCATCTCTTTCTCTTTGGAATCTGTTAGGTACTACACTAAGCTCACCAAAATCAGAAACATAGATGTCTGCGGTAGCCACAATAGTTCTATCTTCTACGTTCTTGTACTTAGTAGCAGAACCTGTGAAACCAGAGAACTTTTGTTTGTTGAATGGGCCAACCATAATCATATCTGGATCGCCACCATCTTGGTAACACTCAAGGATAACTGCTTTTAAGTTATCTTCTGAGAAAGCTACTAATAAGTCAGAGTCTGTAGCAGTATTAGATCCGTCACCAGTAGGATCAGCACCCGGTGTTGATGTTCCAGCAGAACGCACTGCATTAGTTAACCATGAAGGCAAACCAGCAAGAGTTCTTGCAGAAGAAGCACTACCAGCAGATGCAGCTTGGTTATTAGTTAAGATAGCTTCCATGTCTCTCTTTAACTCTTTACCCATTTTTGCTAGTTGGTATGCTAGTTCGTCATTTCGACCTGCTGAGTTAACAGCACTGTTTGTTCCAGATACAACAACTGTCTTTCTTGAAATCTGACAGTAGTTTTGTACTCTAGTTGTAGCAGCTCTTGAATCAAAAGATGCAACATCGT